TCTGCATCGCAAATAACCTTATATGTGAATGGGGTTGCTGTTGCTCTTAATTCTTCAAATAATGGTGATATTAGCAGTATTACTATGGCTGATTTTACTATTGTTGATAATCTATATCTCGGTGCAAGAAATGAAAATGGAACAGCAAATACATTTTTAGATGGCTCTCTTGCCAATGTCGGCATCTGGAATCGTGCTTTGTCTGCAAGTGAAATAGAAAGTATCTACTGGAAAGGACAATATGCAGATTTAAAAGGTACTGAATTAACCAATCTAATTAGCTGGTATAATTTAAAAGAAACAAGCTATGGTAGTGAGTTGCTAACTAATACAACATTTGATGTAAATACAAACGAATGGAATACATATAATTCTGGAACAGTATCTCACGAAACTTCTGTTGTGTATGAAGGAGCTGGTTCTTTAAAAATAGTAAATAATGGATCAAATTATTGGTTATCGCAAAGTGATACACTAAATCTATCTACATATTCAAGTTATGTTATTTCTGCTAAAATTTATATTCCAAGTGGGCATAAAGGTAACAGGGAAGTATATTTTGATGATGGTGGTAGTTTTGTTGGTATAACTGAAACTTGCATTAAAGCTGATACTGATATAGTAGATCAATGGCAAGATATATCTACAACTTTTGTAACAGCAAATGATGGTACAGGTAGAATGTATTTAAGATTAAATGCAACTCCAGATGCTGATGATTTTTTATTTATGGATAATATATCTTTAAAAGAAATTATAACACCAGACTCAACAGGAACGAACAATGGTTCTATTTATGGTGCAACAACCTTAACAGATGCCTATTCTGCCAGTTCTCCTTTCTTACCAAGAATCCAAGATAAAGCCACACCAAAAGGTGCAGTAGCATTAGCAAGTGGTAGTACCTCGTTTGATGGAAATGATGATTATATAAATTTAAAACAAGCCAGTAATCTTAATTTTGATGCTGATGCTGATGATTTTACTATTAGTTTATGGTTTAAAATTGCATCTGGGGTAGAAGGAACTATAATTAGTAAAGGAGGTTCTACTACAGGGAATAGACAATATCAAATTTTTAAAGCATCAAATGATACAATAGGAGTATTTATAGGTGGAACAGTAGTTAGCACAAGTGCTTATTCGGATGGAAACTGGCATCATGTGGCAGTTGTTAATTTTGATGATAGTGGCACACAAAAATTTAAAATATATGTTGATGGATCATCTGATGGTTTAGGAACTTCTGGAAGTGGTAGTAATTCTTTTGATGTTTTATTGGGAGCAAGAAGAGGATCAGATAATACAGATACTGGTTCTCTTTTAGATGGCTCAATAGCAAATGTAGCTATTTATTCGGATGCAAAAACTCAAAGCCAGATACAAGATATTATGTTCTCTTCGTATAGCACATTAACAAGTGCATTAAAGACTAACCTTGTAAGCTGGTATGATCTTGGGAGTACACCTTCTGAATTAGGTAGTGAAACATTATTAAGAAGAACATTTGATAGTGGAACTACTGGATGGTCAGCATTTGGGAGTAATACTTTAGCAAATGTAAATGGTGAAGTTAAGATTACTTATGCAGATAATATATTTGGTGCTACTTATGTTATAAATAGTAGTGGTGGAAATGCATCTTCTGATTTAACAGTAGGTGGAAAATATAAACTTCAATTTGATGCAAGAGTAGAAGGTGGTAATTCTTTAGCTACTGTGAGAATACACACAGTTGCAGAAGGTTTAGTGGATGTAGCTATTAATTCCACAATGACAACCTATACAACAGAATTTACAGCATCATCTGCTACTGGTAGCAATATTAGATTTGTAATGGCTTCTGGTGAATCTATATTTATGGATAATCTATCCTTAAAGCCATTAGAAACAAAAGATGCACAAGGTAGCAATAATGGTTTTGTAGTTGGTGCAAC